GTTCATATATCAGTTTTTCACCAGGTGAATATCTATCAACAAAAGGAGTATTGATAATTATTTCACCAGTCGATATTCCAGGTAAAGATAATGTTTGACAAAAGAATTGTACATTCGGTAACCGACTAAAGTTCAAAACGAATTTGTTCGGTTGTAAAACGTTTTGATTAGATGGTGTATTTGATAATTTTGTTATAGCCATATTTGTATTTATATAAAAAAGAGGAGAACCTTTCGATTCTCCTCTTTAAAGGGTTTCCCCACTACTATCTCTTCTAAGAGAGATTTAATTACATAATATTAGCGATCTTGAATGCACGGTAGTAAAGATTTGACTTTGCTGTGAGTGCACCAGAACCTTGTGCAGTACCTTCCGCAAATGGGTTAGCAACTAGACCATAACGTGTCTTGAAGCCGATCTTTGGTTGGAAGTTGTTTGTATCAACTGCACGAACCATTTGTAGAGGAACATATGGGCAATAGAACAAGCCAGCATCATAAGCATTCGAACCTTTGAAACCAACAACGCCAAATTCAGCGGTTGATGATGTTGGGAAATATGGATCGATATAAACTTTGATACGACCGAACATTGTACCAGCAAATGTATTACCAGTATCATCAACAGTCAAATTGATTTGACCTTGCAATGCTGATTGATAATCAAGAATGCCTGCCATTGCTAGTGCAGAAGCAACATCTGACGAACAGATAAAGGTATTACCTTTTCCGCGACGAGTTGTCTTAGCAATAACGTTTGCTTCACGCTCGATTTGATAAGCAAGACCTTTGATCTTTTCAACCATCCAACGACCATTTGAATCTGTGTCTAGATCAAAAGTTCCTGCTGTAGTTGTTCCAACTTGGCAACCAACTTTAGAAACTGTATAGATGGTACGTAGAACTTCGCGATTGATCTCAGCAAGAATTTCTGTTGAGAGGATATTTGCTAATTCTGTTTCTGCATCTAGACCATGAACTGCTTTAAGGTCTTGTGCAAGTTCCATCGAGTATTCAGCTTTAAGAGCACGAGTTTTAGCAGTAACGCTTACTTTCTCGATGCTGAAACCCATTTCATTTGGTGTCAAATCTTCAGCGGTTGCTGTATCCATTCCTGTGCCAGTTGTCATTGTAGTGGCAAATACATTGCCGCTACCAAGAGCAGTATTAGCAGCAAGACCAATTGAACCGTGAGCACCAGTACCAGCATGTGCAGTGTTTGCTTCATTATAGAAAGCTTCGGTACCTGATGATGGGACACGATTTGTGCCATACATTGAACGCATTGCGAAAATAAGACCAGTAGGACCAGTCATTGGTTGAACACCGCAAATATCATAAGCGATAAGATTTGGAAGTGAACGACGAACCAAGCTGATAAGAATTGGATCGAAACCTGCAACTGGACCAGTTCCTGTTGCAGTACCACTGAAACCGCCATTTCCTGCTGAGTTTGTTGGAGCTGTTTCGCTAAGGATTCCAGCTTCTTTCAACATTGCTTGTTGTTGATTCTCAAGAACAAGTGCTGTAACAGCTTTACGGTATGGATCTTTAATAGAGGGAAGTTCTGAGTGTTCGAGAACTGGTTCCCATTTCTTTTGTAGTTCTTCTGAAAGATACATTTAAAACTCCTTAATTAGATTTTTGTTTTTGAAATTGATTGAACGATAGCTGCCATGAGAGGATCATTGACCATTGGTTTTTCATTGGCAACTTCAACCTGCTCATTTAATTGAGCAGCGTCAGCTTTCTTTACGCCAGATGGAAAGTAGTTTTCACGAATCGTTTCAAGTTTCTGTTTGAATTCTTCCTCTGTGGAAAAATCTACACTCTCTGCGAGTGATTTCATTTTTTCAACTTGAGTGTCCGTTAAGTCACCACATACATCATGGACGATTTGTACTTTTGTTGCTTCAACAAGTTGTTTTTTGAAAGAAATATTACGTTCGATTTCTTCGTTAAGTTTTTCTTCCAAATCTTCAACTTGGGTTGCTAGTTCGTCAACTAAGTCAACCTTTTCACTTGGGACATCGATGTAATGCTCTGCAAAGAGATTACGGAGTCCAACAATGAAATCTTCTGTGATTTCAGCACGAATGCCTTTTTCGATAGCAATTTGATTTTCTTCCATCCAATGTTCAATAACATATGAAAGATAATCATTAACTTTTTCTGTCAAATCTTGTTTGACTGTTTCAACAGCTTCTTCTAACATCGAAGAATAATAAGCTTCGATTTCTTCTTCGATCATACCAATTCTATCGAGAATTCGAGCTTCGAAAACTGTTGTAACTTTTGTTTTGAATTCTTCAGAGATTGATGAATCATCACCGAATAGTGCATCAACATCTTCTTTCATTTGAGCTTTCCAAACTTTCTTTTCTTCTAGCTCAAGTTGTTCTAAATCTTCTTCAGAAACTTCTTCTTCAGAAACAACTTCAAGATTTTCATCTTCCTGTGTTTCTTCTTTTTTCATTTTCAACTGTGTATCGGATGAAGCATCAGAAGGTTTAGTTGTAGGTGCTGTAGCACTCTTTGATGTGAAACTCATTTTGTGTGAGTCATCATCAGGCTTTGCATTTTGAGGTGTTGGACCTCCAGCTACTTGTACTTCGCCCTCTAGCTTTTCGGGAGGCATCGCATTCTTGCCTTTGCTGTTTGCAAGAATTTCCGCAGCAGCCTCAAAAAGTTTATTCTTAGCCATTAGGAATCTCCTTTATGTTTACTTATTTATAATTTTAAAGTTTTGAAATAAAATTCTCGAAAAGGCGAAATGCCACCTTTTCTATGTCTTTTGCTGAGGCTCTTTGTATTTGTCTCTTTGCGTTATCAATATCAACTTCAACATATCTACCTTCAACGAAAATCCATTCTCTATTCTCCATAATACCATTCACAAATGCTCCTGGCGCAGAAGGATCCGCAACAACATCAGCAGCAGTAGCTAAACGAAAATCGTCAGCAACTATACTAATACCATCTTCTCCGGGTAATAATGATCCCATACCTCTTGAAGATACACCAACACTAACATCTGATTCGATAAAACTTTTCAAAATGTTTCCGTATGGCGTGTCTAATACTTTTGCTTTTCCTATGAATCTGTTTCTATCATCTTCTTTCAAAGATACAATTTTGATACAGACTCTTTCCAAATTTAATGTAGGTGTATCAGGATGTCCTAATTCACCTAATGCTCTATTTGTATTGATATACTCGCCAGTATATCTTTTAACTTCTTCTCTTAGAGTTGCTATTTTATATTTTCTTCTATTGCGATTAACTTCTTCGCCTACAAGAAATGGACCTTCAATATAAAGATGCTTTTTGCCATCTTCTGTTGATTCTCTAATATAACGAACATTCTCAACGGTTTCTTTTATAAGTTTCATACTGGAATTCCTGTATCGACATCGTTAACATAAGTAGCAGTTTTACTTAGAGATAATATAAGAGTTCCTGTAGTACCGGAATTCGTGCAATACAAATTTGATGATGAGTTTGATGAAACTACAATATCAAATTGTGATAGAGGTAAAGCAACTGACTGATATAACTCTAAAACTAAATCGCCAGTTGCATCATTGCCTCTATAAATTTTCCATATTCCATCTGAACTGGTATATACTTGAGTAATTACAGCAGAAGTAACAGTTTCGTTTACTGTCGCTGATAGTTGTGACAAGTTTATTCTTGTCGCAGTATTACCAGTAAGTCTAATTGTAGACTTTGATCTTAATGAATTTGTGATATCTAAGGACATTTTATCTTATTCCCATTGATTTGCGTTTTCTTAGAGACATTTTTCTTTTTAGTAGTGTTCTCGTCAATCTAGCACGACCTTTTGTTGCCCAATATCTTTTTAATTTTCTTGTCTTTAAAATTCTTTGTGCAGAAGGAATTCTTTTGATTGAATTACCAGAAATTCTATAACCTTTTATTGATGATCTTTTAACATTCTTTTGTACTATTATTCCGCCCTTTGCGTTTCTTCTTATTCTTCTTCTGATTTTCTGAACTCTACCAATTCTTAATATATTACTTGATGGTCTTTTTGCTTCATCCAACTCATATATATCTGATGAAACATATCTTTTAATTTCTTCTAATCGTTTTGCGGCAAGAGAATTTAATATAGAGTATATGTCCTCTCTAGCTAAATCCAATTCACCATTTACTATATTCTGTATAAGATTCATTTTCTTTTGCTGAATGCGAAATCGGATGCTTTTGAAAAGTGTGCTGGTGACTTATGTACCATATCAGCAAATTTTTTCTTGTTGTCATCATTCAGGGCTTTGTGTACCTGAACGATTGCTGATGCTGTAAAGTGATCAACTTTTCTCGTTTCTCCTGTTGCAAACTTTACTTTTTGTGCTGCTTTGCCATCAACTATTTTATGGAGAGTGTCCATAACACTTTCTTGTAATTCTGTATCATACTCTTCTGCTTGCAACATACCTGAATCTGTTTGCGTAAATTGTATAGCGAATTGTTTATTTAATTTATCATTTTTATAAATCGCGACTTTAGTATTATTTGGATATAATCTTATAGAATCTCTTTTTAATACTAAAACGACAGGAGGATCTCTAACGAATTCTTCTTTGACTAAAGGATCATCTTTAAAAATAATTTTATGAGACTTTACTTTTTTTCCTGTTAGACTCAATTTATAATCTGAAGTATCGATAACAGATTCTCTTAATGCTTTTTTAGATTGTTGGAAAATATTAGGATTATTTGAAAGCAAATCTATCATCTTATTGAAAATGTTTTGAATGATTGCTCTTTCAGCAGAAGAGAAATTTGGTTTCTCTTCTGACATCTTATTCAGAATATCATGCAATTTTCTAATCTGTGCTTTATTGCCTAAACCTGCGCGAACGAGAGCATCAAACTTAGAAAAGTCTTTCTCTTGCTCAAGCAAATTTTTTAAATCTTTTAAAGATTTCATTGTTCGATTTCTGTGTCTGTCAAATCTTCTTGTTCGTCTTGTTCAATCTCAACACCATTAAACAATGATGTTGCCATTTCTTTTTTCTTATTTTCTAAAGCATCGAATGCTTTTGATGCCAGCAATTCTGTTAATGCATCAACAGCGTTAGAATTTTGGTTAGCACCAACTAAATCAATAAAATTTCTTGCGTCCATTTTTATTCCTTATCTGTTATTTATTACCCTACTGAATCTCTTCACAACAGAATCTAATTCTGGTGTATCGGACTCTTCACTTCCTTTTTCTGCAACATTATCTTCTGGAGGATATTGTTCTGGTGTTGCTTGATCTTGTTCTTGATCTTGCTGAATTGGTTGCCCATTTGGTCCAAGTTGTGGTGGCTCAGGTTCGGATTCAATTTGTTTATCCATGTCTTTAATTTCTTCATCTGTTAAACGAAGAACTTTTCTCTTAACGAATTCTTGTGAGAAATAACGACCAACAAAAGGATCAATTTGCGTTAATAATTGAATTCTATTTGCTAATATATCAGCATCTCTTAATTCAGCAAAGTTATTATCTTTCTTATATTCAAAATATACATTATCTTTAAATTCTTCCCACTCTTCTTTTGTACAAATACCTTTCAAAACTAATTGTGTAGTGAGAGCGTGATCAAAAATTTGTGAAAATTTATTACGAAGTTTTTCAATGAAACGATTGAATTTTAGTTCATCTCTAGTGACTTCAGTAGTTCTACCTATTCCAACTAGACCACCGCCTTGTGGCTCTAATCTTGAATAGGGAACATTCATAGATTGTAAAAGTTTTTTCTGGAAATACTGGACATCATCCATTTGTCCTAAATTTTGCCCAGCTGGTAATGTTGTAATTTCTGTTCCTTTACCACCTTCTCTTCGAGGTAACCAAAAATCTTCCAACATCGATAAGTGTTTTCTATCATCTCTAAGTTCGCCTGTCTGAGCATCATATACCATTTTATTTCTATATTTGATCATCACATCTCTGAGATATTGTTCTGCTTTACCTTTAGGTAAATTGCCAACGTCAATATAGAAAACTCTTCTTTCTGGTGCTCGACTTATTCTGTAAATAACAACAGCATCTTCAATCATTCTCAATTGATTCAGAGGCTTTATTGCTTTATGCAAATATGATATAACAAAAGTATTTTTTGCATCCATCAAACCTGAATTCACATTAATAACCGAATCAGGAGAAATTCTAAGTCCTGCATTTACATTTGATGTATATGTTTGCGTTGTTGTGCCTTTGTCATTATAAACATAATACTCTGCTGTAGATTTGATAATATCTGCACCAGTTTTTGGATCTTTTGTTTTATGGATCTCTCTAACTTTTCTAATTTTTCTAGGATCAATATAACGTAATTCTTTTATTCCCTCTTTGGGATTATTCTCGTTTACTATAACATGATAGTATATTCTACCATCTATATACCATCTGCGAAAAATATCGGATGCCAAATTAGAAAAGTTGAGCATCTTTAAAATATTTTCAAATTCTTCTTTGATTTTTTTCTTAATCGTTTCTGGTTGTTTTAAATCATCCATAACAATATCAACGATTTTTCCATCATCATCATGGGATATTGATTCATTTACAATCTCATCGATTGCCATATCACACTCGGGATGATTGGACATCTCTCTATAGCGAGTGATTAATTCTAATTCATTTCGGACTGAACCCTCAAGATCGACATAAGTTCCGAAATGTGCATTTTGTGTTATTGTTACTGCACCATCATCCAGTGCTTGAGTCGGAAGAGCGAACGAAGACTGTTCGGGAACTTCTTGCCGAACAACATCTTTTTGTCCTATAGTAAAACCAAATAAGCGAATCGCCATTAAATATACCACCTATATAAAATTATATCCATA